CAGTAAAAAATAGACCCCTCTTGTCAGTTCTCCCTTTTTCATAAAAACTACAACAAAATTCTGTGCAAATTGACAGCTTTACAAACTGTAAAACGTGTGCTATACTATAGATACAAGGTAAGGAAAAAGAGTCCGATACAGGATAACACCTTGAAAGGTGAAAACAAGTACTTGACAAACTACCAAACCTTTGATATAATGTAGTTACAAGGTAAGGAAAACAGAATAGGAGGAAATAGTTATGAGAAAAGACTGTCAGGTAGAAATCAATAAAAAGGTTGACGCAATTTGTGAGGAAATTTATAACCTCGATATGCATGAGCGTGCTAGCGAATGGAAACGTTTACGTGCATGTTCTGCATACGTTTGCAAGTTAGGTAGATTTTACATCTTGAAAAGCTACAGGACTATTGTAGCTGTAATAGATACGCGTGACGATATCTGTTATGATTTTCTTAGGAAAGTATATGGTTATACATCGACAAGTGCACAGCACATTTCGAAATTCGAGAAAGATTACTGTGCAGGTAAATGGAACTGTGCAGAACGACTCACATGGCGGGAGGTATAGGTCATATAAGCGGCACGGGCGGTGCAATTCCGTCCTATGCATTCAAGCGATTAGTGCTTGTGAACAATGAAAACAGAATAAAGGAGGAAATTACGATGATTTATGACGAAATCAGCAACTATGTTCGTAACAATGATGCCATTCCAGAGGGTAGAAAGTATGATGTATATTTGACAATGAAACAAACATACATTGATATTGCAAAAAGTGATTACAAGTATCTGTGCTATACTATCAATGGCACTTCTGATAGCACTGGTCAGTGCGCAATTACTTGCGAGTATGCTAGAGAGTTACTCAAATACTCAGAAGAAGATATGAATACGATCATTGAAGTTATGTGCGCAGAACATATCACAGAATTGCAGGGCGGCATGATCGTATTATAACTTACAAAGCTGTGCTATCGGCATAAACGGGCGGAAAGGAAAAAGAATGAAATACAAGATTAAGCTTTACATCGGTGGACACCTGTCAATGGTTACCTATCGCACGGACACTTTGCAAAACGTGTTATCGTGCGCCAGAAAGACAATCACACTATTTTCAGAGTGCGACGAGAGAGTAAAAATTTGCATTCTTGACAATGACGGAAACGGTATTAGGTCATACGTTACCGGAAACAAACCTAAACCAGTATATACGGCTATCGACCATGTAAATAAGGAGCGAAAAACCTACTACACAGGAGCGTAGTATGTTAGAAAGGAGAAAAGCTTTGAAAATCAAACTTTTACGACTTTTACAGCTATTAATAATCGTCGCATTGATTTATGACATTACCGTATTCAGCTATACAGCAATGATTTTTGGATAATGCGGCTCGAGTTAGTCTAAACTAACTTCATAACAAAATATTTCAATTAATTGTGAAAATCACTTGACAAAAACAGTGTTAAGAGGTATAATAAATACAGTAAGAGCGATAGTTCTTACAACACTGTTAGGGCGGTGTGCCAAACCGCCCACCTCTTGAGCGTCAAGCCGACTTAACGCGGTTCATCACCGCGGTCGCTCTTCCAGACGAGTTCTGACGTCTGGTAAAAATTTCCGAAACAATAAAATACAAGAAAAGGAGGAAAAACTGAAATGAGAGAATCAATGGTAACTCGTACCGTCCTTGGTACGAAAGTAACAGCACTCGTAATGGACACGAACACCTGTGAGCCGTCCAATGTAACTTACGAGATCGGAGGTCAGCACACCAACGATGAAAAACTTCTGAAAAAGGTTCGTAAAGAACACGATACAGAGGATTTCAAGGTGGTTAAAATCGTGGCTGTAGAGCCGTTCGAGAAAAGATACGGCATGAAAGAGTCTGACTTTATCGCTCATGCGGAAGAGTTAGAGCCACTTCCGAAACGTAACTAACAGCAGGTTATAAAAAGTAAATTCAACCATACGTGCAAGAAAGCAGAGTCTTTAAACAGGTGACAGGACTTTCCACGCCTGTCATCATAAAACAAGAAAAAGGAGAAAACGAAAATGAAAGTATTAAAAGCAAGCAAAGAACTCACAAAAATTGAACAGTATATGCTTACGGTAGATAAAGGTGCAGAATCAATGAAAGATGTTCCGGACGGAACATCAATTCCCGTATCAGTTTGGTGTTCCTACGAGGATGAAAAAGAAGATGGCACACTCACCGAGATTACGGCAATCATGGATACAAGCGGAAAGGTATATGCATTCCAGTCGGCAACATTTCGTAAATCACTGGAACGTATCCATGATGTGTTTGGCGGTGAAGAGTATGCAATCATTAAAGAGTCTGGCAAGACGAAAGCAGGACGGGACTTCATCGACTGCCGCTTAGACTATAACAGTGTACAGCACTAAGTACAAAAAACAAGAAAGGGAGGTTTGATACCTCCTTTTCTTGTATCAATAGTAAAGAGAGGTAAAAACAGTGGCAAAGAAAACAAAAAAGAGACAAAGTGCAGAACAGCAAGCTATCAACAAGGCATACGCAAAAGAGCGAAACCGTGTTAGGTCATTCGTTAGAAGAGCGGAAAAGCGTGGATATAGCTTTCCAGAATCTATGATTCCATCTATTCCGAAGCGTAAAACCGAAGCCAGTATTCGAAAGTTGAAAAAAATCACGAAAGAGGTGTTGTATTCAAAAGCTTATTATGGTGGCGAAGCCACATCTGGTGAAATCGTTTCTGGTAAAGAGGGTTTAAAACTTGAGCGTCAGTTAAGAGCAAAGAGAGCATCTGAAACAAGAAAAGAAAAGAAAGAAGCAGAACAGCGGTTCTGGACTAGCACAGACGGAACTAAAACACCTGTAACAGACGAGCCAGCACTGGCTTATGCAGAAGCTTTCAACGATTTAGTTGACAAGTTAAAAGAAATAATTTCTACCATGGATGTATATTATTACACTTCTGTTACTGGTAAAAGAGTACGAAGAAGTCCGAATGTAGCTGAAATAGCTAACAGTGCTCTGAATGAAATTTTAGCGACGTTAGATGAAGTTGTGGCAGATATAGGGTATGGGATAATAAAAACGTTGCCGAAAGAACTACAGCAGTCTTTTAACGTTACAGAAGTTGGAAAGAACAAAGTCGGTCAAGAGTTGTCAAAACAATGGGATGATATTCAGAAATGGCTAGGCGTCATTCACTACGATTCCGATGCTAATTTAGTGTGGGCATCCGCTCAGCATATAATTGCTCTTTTAAGTAATATTTCCGGTTTTACATTGTCTGAATCTGCTATGCGTTCTTTCGAAGATTTAGACGATATGATGGACAGTGACTATTAACTTTGAGAAAACGTAAATATCGTTACTTTGTAGGTGATTTTGAAACGACCGTATACGCTGGTCAAACTGATACCGAAGTGTGGGCGGCGGCTACAGTAGAGTTAAACACAGAGACAGTCACCGTGTCGCATAGCATCGGAGATTGTCTTAAACATCTTGCATCCTACAAGTGTAACATAATCTGCTATTTTCATAACTTAAAATTTGATGGTTCTTTCTGGATAGATTACTTAATCAAACAAGGTTATCAACAAGCTTTCATCGTCAATCCGTCAGAACAGTACAGCGTAAGTTGGTTAAAAGAGAAAGATATGAACTTTCGTTCTTTCAAGTATTCTATCAGTGACAAAGGTCAGTGGTATTCAATCACCATACGATTGGGCAATGGAAAGTTCATTGAGTTACGTGACTCACTAAAGCTGTTACCATTTTCTGTCAAGACAATCGGTGAATCGTTTAAGTTAAAGCACCGTAAGCTTGAAATGGAATACAAAGGCTTGCGATATGCTGGTTGTGAAATCACAGCGGAAGAGATCGAGTATATTAAGAATGACGTTCTTGTCATAAAAGAAGCAATCGAGTTCATGTTCGCAGAGGGACATAACAAGCTTACGATCGGCTCGTGTTGCATGGAAGAATATAAAAACATATTTGAGCATGAAACGGTATATGAGTGGGATCAGATGTTTCCAAACCTCTACGAATTCAAGATCGACAAGAGTATATACGGCGTTTCTAATGCTGGCGAGTATGTTAAAAAGTCATACAAAGGCGGCTGGTGTTATGCTGTAAAAGGCAAGACGGGTATTCCGTATGGTAATGGCGTAACTGCTGACGTAAATTCATTGTATCCGTCCATGATGCACTCTGAGTCTGGTAACTATTACCCTGTAGGACTACCTGTATTCTTTCAAAACAGCATTCCAGACGATGTGCATGAAAAGTATTTCTTCGTTCGTATTCGAACACGTTTCTATCTCAAGAAAGATAAGTTACCTTTTATACAGATCAAAGGTTCATCTCTGTACAGGGGAACAGAAGCACTGGAAACCTCAGATGTATACCTCAATGGACAATACCATAGATACATCTATGATGGTAACATGAAGAAAGTTCCAACAACTGTAGAGTTGACCTTAACAATGACAGATTACAATCTTTTCTTAGAACACTATGACGTCGAGGATTTTCAAATATTAGACGGTTGTTATTTTGAGAAAAAGATCGGTTTGTTTGACGGCTATATTGACAAGTACAAGGAGATTAAAATGAACAGTAAGGGAGCAAGGCGTCAGTTAGCAAAGCTTTTCTTGAACAATCTGTACGGTAAGTTCGCAAGTAGCACGGACAGTTCATTCAAAGTAGCATATCTGAAAGATGACAACTCAATAGGATTTCGTAGCGTAGAAGCGAATGACAAACAACCCGGCTACATACCGATCGGTTCTGCAATCACAAGTTATGCACGTAACTTTACGATCAGAGCGGCACAAGCGAACTATCATGGTGTAGGCAAGGCAGGTTTTATCTATGCCGATACAGATAGCATTCATTGCAATTTAAAACCAGAAGAAGTACAGGGAATTAAAGTACACAACACAGCATTTTGTTGCTGGAAACTGGAAAGTAAATGGGATAGTGCTATTTTCACACGGCAGAAAACATACATTGAACACGTAGTCGAAGAAGATCTTGAGTTGAAAGACAACGAATGGGTTGGTGAGAAAGTTGAACCTTATTATAATGTAAAATGTGCTGGCATGCCTAGCAAGTGTAAAGACCTGTTCATCAGAAGTATGGAAGATAAGCAAGGAAAACCAGATGACTGGAAAGAGGAAGAGAAAGATTTCTTATTCGATGAAACTAACAAGCCTATTCACAGAGACTTAACTGATTTTACTTATGGATTGACTGTTCCGGGAAAGCTGATGCCAAAGCGTATTCCCGGCGGCGTGTTGCTCTGTGAAACAACCTATAAAATGAGGTGAGAAAAATGAAATTTAGTGAATTTTTGAAAACATTTAAAGGCAATCTTGTATCTGTAAGAGATTACAGAATGAGTTATTGTTGCTATAAAGAGTCAGAAATTGCAGATAGAGAAGTAGAAGAAATTAACAGTGACGAAAATGGTGTATACGTAAAATTAAAGGCTGAAATTCAGATACCATTGGTTGACTTTCTCAGTATTTATAGTGGTGAATCAGTGGCTATCAAGTTTGACAAAGAATGGATGTATATGAAAGTAAATGAAGCAATGAAAGATTACAAAGACTGCGCTGTTATTAAGATTGTTAATATGGATAATGTTCTAAGATTAGTGGCAAAGAGAGGGATTTACAGAAATATTGAATGTGATGGAGGCACAAAGTGATGACTTTAGAAGAACTTAGATTATATATCTCACCTACTGTATACTGCATGGTTATTGATGTTTCAGACTGCGATAACGGAAAAGAAATCTTCAAAGGAAGATGTGAAAAAATGATACGTTACTACGAACTGAAACCAGAAAAATATCTGATCTGGAGTATGACGGTAGACAAATTAAGAGGATGGCTTGTCATCCGCGTATACAAGAAAGGTCTGTTCAAGAGTAATTAAAAAAGAAGCAGGGAGCTTACGAGGTAAGTTATCCCTGCTTCTTACATATATCTTTAACCAATGAACGCATCACGCCTGCTCGCCTAGCAGTAAATAAGTAAGGCGGTATATTTTCAACCGGGCACCCCTACCTATCATGATATGAAACAATGGTAGATACCATAATTATCTGTACGACAATGCCGCCAGCGTTGCTTCTTTGCATTCCAGATTCTTGAACCGGAACGCACCCTTGCTGAACAGAAAACGCATATTCATGATGAACATATCGTGCCTCTGTAACATCAAGTAGTTGATCTGATGATCGTCGGTTGTAACTGTGATCTTGTATGGATAAGTTAAGTCAGGTTTGTCATCGACATACACCACACCTTTTTCTACGTATTCCTTAACGCCATACTCTTTACCCATATACCGAAGTGTGCAAACATACTTACATTTTCCTTGCATGGTTTCAACAAAAGAGTAATTGTCATTCAGATATACAGCTTCGGTAGAATACTTCATGTAATCATCATCAGCAAAAGCTTTAGCAAAACCAGATTGCTTCATTGCTTTCGCCGCACTGTCAACATAACCTTGTTCCAATACCCATCCAGTTCCGCGTAGGAATTTAGTATTAGACTGTAATCTACTTCCGATTTTCATAGCACTGTAGTATGGATTTAATAGAGTTACGGGATTTGACATCATGTATACAGGAACATAACGAGTCTGTTTTCCCTGTCCACGAGCAATAGAAGTGTGAATGCTCTGGAACTTTTTTACTTCTTTATCACAATAATGGTTTGTCTCCGACTGAAACTCATCGAATAAAATGCGGTCAACGTCAGAAAATAAATGCGAATATCTTTTAAGCTGATCGGCACTATTTAATGTAATAGCGTATCCACAGGAACGGTCATTCAGATATAACTCATGAAATATTCCGTGAGCAAGTCTCTTACTTGTCATTTCCATACTAGGAAAGAACAGAGTTTTCAAGTCTTTAAAGAATTTGTCAGACACGTTGTCCAGTTCGTAGTTATACCGATAGAGTAGTGCGAACTTTTCATTGAAGTTTATAAAACGTCGAACAGAATATCGTCCAAAATAAGTAGTCTTACCGCCTGTTCGGTTTGTTGTGACCATATAAATCTCCGGTCGTTGTCCGTCAAGGTCTTTGAGCGAAAGAAGCTTCGTTCCGTCGTAATACTTTGACATTCAAACATTCTTCCTTTCCAATTATTTGAATCATGAACTTTTTGATTCTAAAAATATTATAACATAAAAGCTTGACAAAATCAAGCCTAAGTGTTATGATTAAATCACGAAAGGAGGTGAAGAAAATGGATGTAACAACCATCACACAGCTTATCGGGTCGCTCGGTTTTCCAATCGTGTGTTGTGGTGCTCTTTTCTGGTATATGATTAAAGAAAAAGATGCTCACAAAGCAGAGATGGAAGAACTTCGTAAAAGCGTCGAAGCAAATACGCTGGCAATTAATAACCTGTGTGAGCATTTAGGAGGCATAAACAATGTCAAAGATTGAAACAGCAGTATCCTGGGCGGAACAGATTGCCGCCGATAATCGCCATGGCTATTCACAGGTACACAGAAACGACCCGGACTATGACTGTAGTTCATTTGTTGGAACAGCGTTAAGCAATGCAGGCTTTGCCGTCAGTAAATATAGTACAACGCGCAACTTAGAATCACAGCTTATCAAGTGCGGGTTTAAAAAGTGCCACGCTCCATGGAAACGTGGAGACATTCATCTTGCCGCTGGTCATCACGTTACGATGTCAACTGACGCTTCGCATATTGTTCACGCCAGCCAGTCGGAGAACGGTGGAATTGATGGACAGACAGGTGATCAGACCGGAAGAGAAATATGCGTTCGATCTTATTACTGTCTTCCGTACAGTAATCTTGTTCACTATCGTTACAAAGGAAATGATGAACCAGAATCAGCACGTAGTTTTAACCGGAAGATTGCCGGAGCGTATCACACCAATGATCGTTATAATTTGCGTGTTGGTGCTGGCATGAACAAACGTGTTATTTTAACATTACCAACGGGTACAGGTGTTAGAAACTATGGATATTACACTGGTGAATGGTATCTTGTTAAAGCAGTCGTAGACGGTTGCACGTATACAGGATATGTCGCTAAAGAGGGATTAACTCGTGGCTAACATCAACACATCATGGTCTTGGGCAGTTGCTACCTGTAACCGATCAAACGTCGGTTATTCACAGACTTACAGGGAACAGCAAACAGTAAATGGAATCACCTACTATGACTGTTCCTCGTTTGTCTGGTACGCGCTTTTAGCTGGTGCTTTCCCCGTCATTGAGACTTACGGTTCCCAACATCCGTTCACTACTTCCGATATGATTCCAGTTCTACAGTCAATGGGATTTACAGAAGTAACCGTTTCGGATGCATGGAAACCGGGTGATATTCTCTGGCGGTCTGGTCATACCGAGATGGTATATCAAGGACGAAGAACTATGGGGGCGCACACAGATGATGCGCCACTCGAACAGCAAGTTAGTATCAACACCTCGGAATCATCACCGAGCAACTGGTCGCGTTGCTTTCGGTATGGGTCTGGTGGTTCCGGTGTTGGTGCATCTGCTTACGTTGCCGCCGCAATATGCGGTAACTGGATGCAGGAAAGCACATTGAACCCCGGACAGTGGGAACTAGGATATAAGCAGGGTTTTGGTTTAGGACAATGGACGGACAACTCCGAGACGAACAGACGCACACAGTTGCTTAACTGGTTACAGGAAAATGGATATGCTTCAAACGACGGAAACGGACAGCTTGCGTATTTCATCCACGAAAATATCTGGTATCAGTCCGGTGTTGCCGCAAACTTCGACAACTTGTCGGCATTCTTGTCAAGCACCAGTACAGATCTTTCCATGCTTACAGAAGCGTTCATGCGTGGGTGGGAGGGTATCAGCGATTCCTCCCTTTCCTATCGAATTTCATGTGCAAACACTTATCTTGAGTATTTCAATACCCACGCTTCGGACAAACCGGGGGCATGGTACAACGAAGAATCATATGATAATCCGAGTTCCACGCTTCTCTCTTTCGGAAGTGAAAGCAATTTAAACAATGCTTTGTTAATATTCCTTTTCTTGTCTGGCGGTGACGTTCCGCCGATAAAAAAGAAAAAAAAGATGCCTGTTTGGATGATGTGCAGATATTTCATTTAAGGAGAACAATTATGGCAGTAAGAACAACACAGGAAATTATTGACGCACTGAAAGAATCGTTCGGTGAGTCACCTGACGATACACAGTTGGCTATGCTTGAAGATGTTTCCGATACGTTTACCGATCTGAATGAAAAGTCTGGTGAGGATTGGAAAACAAAGTATGAGGAAAACGATAAGGCGTGGCGAAAACGTTACACTGACCGATTCAGCGGTAAGGATGACCCCGAACCAAATCCACCCGAAGATGATCACGAGTCACCGAAACCATTAACATATGAAAGTCTTTTCAAGACAGAATAGGAGGTTTTAGAAATGCCTAGAAGAATTGCAAAATCAACATTACAGGCATCAACGCTTGACATCTTGAATGCTATTCGCCAGAATGCATCTTATGACTATCAGCAGTCTGTACCGGTTGTCGCAAAAGCAAGCGACATTCCAAAAGTAGGAGAAGTAATTTGCGGAACACCAGCTTTCTCCAACCAGTTCATTAACTCCATCGTAAACCGTATTGCACTCGTTATGACAAAAAGTGCTACATTCAACAATCCGTATGCATCACTCAAAAAAGGCTATCTTGAGTTCGGCGAAACTGTCGAAGAAATATTTGTACAGATTGCAAAGGTTGTTGATTACACACCTGAAAAGGGAGCGGCTCGTGAATTTAAGCGGACACTCCCGGATGTAAAATCGGCATTTCATGCAATGAACTGGCGTGTTATGTATCCGGTAACAATACAGGACGAGGATTTACGTCTTGCTTTCTTATCAGAATCCGGTGTGCAGGATTTAGTTGCTAAAATTGTTGAATCTGTTTACAAGGCGGCTGAGTATGACGAGTTCCTGCTCTTCAAATATTTGCTCATTAAGGCTATATCTCATGGCAAGATGTATCCAATGTCTATCGGCACTGGAGCTGATCTGAAAGAAGCTGGTGAAATGTTCCGCGGTGCTTCAAATGATCTTACTTTCATGAAAACAAAGTACAATGCATCTGGTGTGCGTACAACTACACCGCGTGAAAATCAGGCTATCTTTATGGACAGTTGGTTTAATGCGAAGTATGACGTTGACGTACTTGCCGCCGCGTTCAACATGGACAAAGCAACATACACAGGTGCGTTACACCTTATCGACGATTGGACTTCATTTGACAATGAGCGGTTCGATGTTATTCGTGATAACTCGGACGGCCTGGAAGAAGTAACAGCAGATGAACTGGCTCTCATGAAAAATGTAAAGGCTGTTCTGCTTGATGTAGACTGGTTCCAGGTTTACGATAACAACGCAAAATTCACCGAGCAGTATTCTGCCGCAGGATTGTACTGGAATTATTTCTATCACGTTTGGAAAACAATTTCCAGTTCACCGTTCTCCAATGCGATTGTATTTGTTACCGACACGGCTACCATTGCACCGAAAGAATCTTACACCGTGAAACTTACTGGAAAAGATACCACCGACGTTGCAACGGTATTTACACTCGGTGTACAGGATGATACAGCTACTCTCGTACAGGGTACTTATCAGTTTAAGCAGACCAAACAGGCTACAACAGATGGTATCGCCGTTCTTCCGTATGGTGCAATCATGATTCCAGCGACATCGGCATCTAAGACAGTTACGCTGACGATGGATATTAATGGTGTAGAATATGACGCGAAAACGGCAGTTAATTCTGCTTCAGAGGTTGGTTCAACAGTTGTACTGAATAAGAAAGGATAATTTTAATTATACGCTACCCATATGTAATAGGTGGGTAGCGTCTTGAAAAAGGGGTAGCTTATGTATATTTCTCCAAATACAACTATACGTTTATTACACAACGTTCCGCTTGAGCCGTCCTACGATCACACGATCTACTTTGACTCCAAAGCAAAACAGTCCAACTACTTTATCAGTAAACAGAAACGTGCTTTCACAAAGAACACCTATCAGCGTCACACACGTAATACCATGAAAGTAGGTGTGTTGGCTGATGAAATCTACGATTGTAACTACATGATGTTCCAAAACACAGCTTATGGAAACAAATGGTTCTATGCATTTATTACTTCCATCGAGTATGTGAACAATGTTACATCTATTGTAACATATCAGATTGATGTATTGCAGTCGTGGCTGTTTGACTTTACACTCGGACAGTGCTTTGTTGAGAGACAGCATAGTGAGAGTGATGGATATTTTGAAAATATCGTTCCAGAAAATCTCGATTTAGGTGATTACACAGTAGAGAAAAAAACAGTAGTTGACTTAAACACTATGTCAATCGGTATTTACTACTCACAGAGAGCTGATGGAACTGTGGCAGACCCGAAAACACGTGGCAAAATCTTTTGTGGACTCGGTCTTGAGTCTGGCATTCGCGCTTTAGATTCTGCATCAATAACAACGGAAATTAAGAATTGGATTGACAATGGAAAAGAAGATGCTCTCATATCAGCGTTTCAATACCCATCATTTCTTGACGAAGATGGTTCTTCTCAAAGTCCAGCAGGTGGGTTGCACGAAAAAACCGTTCCTGTTTACAACAATCTAACTCAAATAGATGGATATGACGTAAAGAATCGCAAACTCTTTTCTTATCCATTCTGCAAACTTGTACTATCAAACAATGCTGGCAGTCGCGCCGAGTACAGATGGGAGCAGTTCAAATACTCTGAGGAATCTCATTCGCTTGTCAATTTTAAACTGGCTGGCGCAATCGTTACAACTCCTACTGTAACTCTGTATCCAATCAATTATATGGGCATGGACAAAAACTATGACCGTGGACTTGTACTCTCAAACTTTCCAACCATAGCATGGTCTGGTGATGCATGGAAAGCATGGTGGGCGCAGAACAAGGGTAGTGTTACCTCTGCAATGATTGCTAGTGCAATGACAACCGTTGCTTCTGTAGGAACTTCTGCTATGAACGGAAATGCAAACGGTGCCGCAACAACTGCAATTATGGGTGAGCAAAATCTGTTCAATCAAGCTTATGCTATTATGGGCAAGAAACAGGATTTAGAAAATACACCACCTCAGACGCATGGACAGATCGAATGCGATTCACTTAACGCTCAGATGGGTAAAGTTCAATTTACTTTTGAACACCAGACAGTTCGCGCACCGTTTGCTAAACTGATTGATGACTTCTTTACCATGTTTGGATATGCACAGAATGCTCTGATGACACCTAACTTACACGCTAGACCTCATTGGACTTTCATCAAGACAGTTTCTTGTGTTCTAACTGGTTCATTGCCATCCGATGACGCAAGAGAGATTGTAAGCATCTTCAATAATGGTATTACATGGTGGATGAACGGTGACGAGATCGGCAACTATTCACTTAATAACAGACCAACAAACTAGGAGACTTGACAATGGGAAAAAGAAAAACAAATTTTGACGAGTCACTCTTAGGTAATACAGCTACATATGGACAGTACCTACGTGTACTGTCTGAACTAGCTGTTTCCATGTTTGAGTGGCGAAACGTACCAGACAGTATAGATGTACGTTATCTTGAAATGCAGTTGTTTTTAACCGGATTGGTTGTTTGGTTCAAAGATGAAGAACTGGAAAATCAACCACAGTTATGTTTATCTTGTCTGCCAGCTGGTAACTTTAATGTGTATGGATACCCGACTAGAAGAACAGCTTACTCACGTTACAATGGCTATAACAAAACTTTATCAAACTCTGACAGCGTTATTATCTACAATAACTTTTTGCGCACACCATCTGTATCCGACTGCATGATTTATGCTAAGCGACTGTACAATCTTGATAGAATCATTGACGTAAACGCAAACGCGCAGAAAACACCAATTCTGGTACGTGCTACAGAAAAGCAAAGACTTTCGTTGTTAAATGTGTACAAAGAGTATGACGGCAATTCACCTGTGATTTTTGGAGACAATGATCTTGATCCTACTGCTCTTCGAGCCGTGACAACAAACGCACCATTCGTTGCTGATACAATCTATGAGCTGAAAACACAGTATTGGAACGAAGCATTAACAAGACTCGGTATCAGTAATATCAATACGCAGAAAAAAGAGCGATTGATTACGGACGAAGTAACACGAAACCAGGGTGGAGTCGTAGCGTCTCGTTATTCCAGACTGGAAAGCAGACGTACTGCCGCAAATAAAATTAATCAGATGTTTGGCACAAACATCACGGTTGAATATCGACAGGACTACCAGATTCCAAAAGTGGAAGATGTGGATAACTACGGAGAGGGTGGTGAGACTGATGAGTAAATACACAACCGAAGTAAGATTCATATGCGAAAGAGAAGCTGGATATTCTGAAAGTCAGGGCGCGTCTAATGTAGATGCTATTCTTGAAAAAAGCTGGGACAAAATTTTTGGTGACTTTCCGATCTACGATGAGTCATATAGAAAAGTGCTATGTTGTAAAATTCTGAAACACTTTTATCTCCGTGAAATTGCGTCTGAAACGGCTGGTATATGGAAGATGTGGCTGACTGAACGTATGAACATGATTATGCCGTACTACAATCAGTTGTATAAAAGTGCAACACTTGAGTTCAATCCTCTGTATGATGTAGACTTGAACACTACGCACACACTAAAAGATGATGGCACTAACAACTCAACACTTCATGGTGAGGATAGCAACACAAGAACGGACAATCTGAGTAGCTTACGCACAGATGAATTGAAGCACACAGATGAAAGTAATCAGTGGAACAAGTTTTCCGACACACCACAGGGAGCATTAACTGGTGTTGAAAGTAGTGAGTATCTGACAGACGCTAGAAATATCACCGATGAGGTTAATTCATCTGATACGGGTACTCAGAAAGTTGACAATACTGGTACACAGGTGAATGCTGGGACTAGTGACACTAATAGTAGTGGAGTCTATAGTTCATTGAAAGACTATACGGAACACATACAGGGTAAGCGTAGTGGTAGTTCTTACTCTAAGATGCTGATTGAGTATCGAGACTCAATGCTTAACATTGACCAGATGATTATGGATGAACTGAAAGACCTGTTCTTTATGTTATGGTAGAAAGGAGATAACATATGAGTATAAATAATACACCAAACTTAGGGGAATACACGGAACTCACACCGTTTCGTTATTGGTGTCAGAAAGTTTTACCTCTTGTGTATGATGACTCCCTGAGTTATTATGAGTTACTTTGCAAGGTCGTGGACTATCTTAACAAAACAATGCATGATGTTGAAACTTTGCACGGTGATGTAGTTAGCCTGCACACAGCTTATGTAGAGTTACAGTCGTATGTCAACGATTATTTTGATAATCTGGACGTACAGAAAGAGATTAATAATAAGCTGGATAAGATGGCTAGTGATGGTTCACTGTCTGCAATTATAGCACCTTATGTGCAGGTTGCGCCAGTTTTCGTTGATAGCGTCTCTGATATGACTGATACTAAGAAAATTTATGTATTGAAAAGTGACGGTCATCTATATTACTATGATGCAAGCTGGAAAGATTCTGGAATTGCTTATGGTATCAATGGACT